GAGGAAGGGCGGATCGTAAAGAAAAACCCCATCAGTCTCGGCTGACTCGTTGCCTATCTTATGCTGTAACTGAGTCCTGATTCTGTTGAGGTATATGTTTAGCCGATTAGCCCAGTCCGACCAGAGTTGTCCAGTCGGTTGGGGAGGCTGAGATTGGTACGCCATGTCACTTAGCCCGTCCTTCCATAATACGGTCTAGTTTAGCATCTAACGCCTCAAGCCGGTCGATCACACGATTCATGTCGTTATGTACTTCCGCCTTGGTGACATACTCTTTTGCGACTTCTTCGCGAGTGCGATTAAGAAGGATGGATAACCTTTGTTGTTCTGCCCACATCGTCTTGGCGAACCACGACATCGCGGCAAACGACGCTGTTAGAACAATGTTCCAGAGCATCATGTCCATTAGACTGCTTCAGGCCAATCGTTTATAGGTGCATTGCCCGTAGGAATATCATTCTCGTCAACTGGAGTGTCATACAACGCCATGAACGCTGTGTGGTCAGCCGCATTAGTTATTGCAGTTTCAATAGTGCCTGACGCAGTGCGGACAGCCGTTCTGTAATTTCCAATGGTATCTGGTATCTCCGTTCCCGCCTCTGCCTTGCGTGTAACCATCCAATCAGTTTGTTGTAAGATTCCTGCCGCTGTTGCTTTTGTTCGTTGGATTGCGTTGTATTTAAGTCCTCTGGTGACGACTTGATTTCCGTCTTGATCCAAGAGGGGATTGCCTTCGGAGTCAACTTCATTTATATCGTCCAATGATTTAGCAATACCTGCTGACCAGTAGAAGCGATTGTCGAACGGTACAGGCTGTAAGTCCTGATTCCACACCAGACCCTTAGCGGCTTTCTCCTCGTCTGTCCAACGATTCCACTGTGCAGGATGCTGTACGCCTTCAGCGTCTTTCCATGCCCTGCCCTGCCTAATGACTTTGCCTAAGTAAGTCCACATAATTTGTTACCTCGCATTACTAAATTTGAAGGGCTGATCCGCAAATGCCATGTAGATGTATGTGCCGCCACTAGTGTTAGTAGTTCCATGATAAGTGCCTTCTCGTAACTTAAAGCCATTAGACACGAAATCAAAATTACGCAATGTGCTTTCGGCTACATTTGAATTGGCAATTAATTCACCGTTCATTACATTATATGGTGTGCGGGCATCGTCCCACATAGACCATTCATCAGCAGAATCAGATCGCTTTACCATCACGAATGAAGGCCTAAACCCTGTGTACACAAACGTGCCATCTGAGCTACCGTTGCCGACATATTTGCCCATGCGGCTGAATCCATCAACTGAGTGAAAACAGTAAGCAATGTGAGCAACACCTCCGCCTGAGTTGTCATTTGTATCTGGGCCATTGCCTAAACTAAATACAGCTGATGTTGGTGCGGTATCGTCCCAATCAGCAGAGCTATCAACAAGAGCATCAGCCAAATTTAAATGTAAATGATCTGTCTCTGCATCGCTTGCCGCATACTTGTGATAGACAACCCAGTTTCTGGCATAACCTAAGTTCTTCACGATTATCATTTCGGGTTTTTGAGTAAGCCCGTGTCCAACCGTGTCTCCTGCCGTTTGAGTTCCGACATATTTGACCACGGAAAACCCAGCTTCCGTACTCGCACTCACTGTTGAATTGATAGAGCCACTTGTGTTGGATACACCAGATCCACCCGCTTTCCAAGCCCATCCCACATAAATTGGTGTAGCCGCCGCACTTTTGTTGTAATCATCATCACTACCAAGAGTAAATCCATCTGTATCAAAAGAAGTAACGCCATTTGGTTCGCTTAATTCGGCATCAGTGGTGTGCGATGCAAGTCCTTTCCCAACTCCTCGTACAGAATCAACTAACCTATGGTTGCCAGTGTTATTTCTGCGCTTAGTCCAAACCAAATCAGGTTGGAAACCAACAGTAATTACGTTTGTGCTTTCATTGCCTTCATACAACGCCACCCCAAAGTAATCTTCAGGACTCTCATCCTGCGCCGGGTCTATCGCAGGGTCAGGTAGGTTGGCTGTGCTTAGTGCATCGAAGCCTGATGGCGGTGTGTAGTCGAAGTCTTGTTGGCCGAAATTACATGACCAATCACAAGTTGTACCATTAGATTGCTCACCAACGGCAAACCAAAATGTTCCTGTATCTGTAATGGCTATGTCGCCCTGAGATGCTCCGTTTTTATAAAAGGTAACTTTTGGAGTATCTAAATCAAGAGCTACGCCAATAACGTCTCCATTGGTGTAACTTGCCCCATAAGAGGAAGCAGTTCCATTTACATACTTATTGCCATCGTCTTTATAACCATACCCAGAAGTAGAGGTATCCTGTCCTGCAGTAAAGGACACTAGGTGATTAAAATCATACCCAACCCCAACAGTCCTTTCACCTCCGCTGTTACTTGTAAATTCAGCGTAATATTTTCCAGATGTCACACCAATAGTGGAGATTCCTCCTGCTCTGGCGGCGGCATCTGTAACCGTTCTAAGATTGCCATCAGAAAATGTAACACTGCCCGGATGCGGAACAAGCGGATTCAACGTAGCAAAGTTATCAGTCGGACTATCCAACACCACATCACTTGCAACTAGGTTGTTGACTGTAAAGTCATTGCCGTTGCCTGACTCATCATCACCGATAGCCGCACCGTCTGCAAAGTCTAGGTAGAACCCGTTTGTGCCGTAGGTGACCGATGGTGCTTTAGGAACCCAAATACCTGATTTTAATTCCCCGAAAGCGTCAGCTGTGTAGGCTGTGCCGTCTGTGAAGTGAACTTCGGCTAGGTAGCCGTCATGGAAAGAATCTCGACTGCCTTTTTCACGACAGCCGATGGTATGCTGATTCGTGTTGTTGAACTGTGTATCGTAGTTCAAACTTAAATCTGAGTCTGAACCATCAAAAGAAGTAACTTGCGTTCCGTTTACATAAAGTTTTGTTCTATCTGCGGCAGTGGTTTGTGTTGTATCGACATTCCAAACAATGTGATACCAAGCAGAACTATCTCGAAAGACATTTGATCCTGTTCTAGCAATAACTTGCGTACCGCTATTGTAGTTTTGGAACACAATCTCCCCACCAATAAACTCCAAGCCGCCAAAGTTATTAGCATCGGTTCCCGTAGAAAACAAATAAGATTCACCGCTAGGAATATTTGCTCGTTTCACCCAAGCACTAAAGGTGAAAGTCTTGCGATTACCCGCAGATGCAGGGGTGCGAGACAGATACGCAGAGTCATCATCGTTGAATCGTAATGACCCATTGATCACTCGTGGGTAGAAGCCCCGTGTAGAGCCTTGCTTAGCGTTGCCTTGCAGTATCGCCACGTTATGCTCCTGCGCTTGTGACTGCCGGAGTAGCTGACACCATCACGTTCGTGCCATCTGAGTAGTACGACATGAAGTACACTCCTGCTGTACTGATCGTGGTCAGGTCTGCACTGGCAATGTATGTGGTAGAAGCGGCGGAGATTGTGTGACCGCCAGAGTTGTCGAACCAGATGTTACCCGACTGTCCTGCTGTAATGTTCGTGAACGTCAGTGTGCCGTTACCTGTCGGTGTGCATTTGAAGTTATTAGTGACGTTCATATCAAACGACAGATCGTTATCTGTGGTGACTGTGCCTGTTGCGGCGGCAGATACGCTGACATTTGTGAACGCGCCAGTGGACGCAGAAGCGGCCCCAATCGCTGTGCCGTCAATTGATCCTGAGTTGATGTCGATCCCGGTGACAGGGGTCGTCCCGTCCAGAAGGTCGTCAACCGAGTCCAAGTTGTTATTGATCTTGGTTCCCCATGTGTCAGTTGACGCGCCGACTTCCGGCTTCGTTAATCCATAAGTTGTGGTTGTGGTATCAGCCATTTAAGCCACCTTTGTCCAAGTCTCAGATGTTTCTGGTATTGTACTCCATGTTTCTGGAGATGTGGGTATCGGTTCCCACAGTTCACGCGCCACCGCCGTAAACGTAGATGTCACTGATTGCAATGCTGTGATCTCTCGAACACGCTCAATCGTTGCCGTGTTTGTCGCGATAGCGGACGCCGAAGCTGATGCGGAAATCGTAAACACCGCAGATGCAGTGTTTGTAGATGCCGCACTAACGATTGCCGATTGTTCGCGTACTCGCTCACACGCCGAAGTCGTCGATGCAGATGCCGCAATCGCAGAATCGCCTTCACGAACTTTCGTTGCAGAGCATGACGTTGATGCTGTTGCAGTGACTTGCGTTTGGAAGTCAGCCGACCCCCAACTATGCGAGCCATACGACGACGTGCCGTATGCGTACCCACTGCTATCAACGTAAGCCATCGATTAGTCCAGTGTGATGTCGAGATCGCCAGTTGGTACGCGGAATACGTCGCCAGTGTCGATTGCTTTCGAGCTAGTCAACGCGGCATATGCAAGAAGGTTGCCTGCCGTTGACGCATCCCATATTCCAACGTGTGTCACTGTTCCGAACGACGCCGTAGCTGTCGAATACTCAATAACTGCATTAGTTGTCGCTGTATTACCTGACACAGTGAATGTGACTGTCTGGCGAGCATAAGCCGTACCTGAAGTAGACACTTCAGCACCAGATGCATCTTCAGCGGGACTCGCTGTATGCAGTGCCAAGTACAGTGTTGCCGGTGCAGTGTACGCATTGCCGCCAAACACATGATCTAAAACTTCTGTTTCAAGATAGTTTGAAAAACTCATTACCCAAAGCTCCTAACTCTGATCCGTGGTGTAGAACCCGCGTAAGACGCTGATTGATCCGACTCAACCAGTTCACTCTTCGCTTTTTGAGCGAGGTTCGCCCATATCGCAATCCGCTCATCGTCCTTTAAGTAAGGAGCCGAGTGCATAAGCGAAGTATACAGATAAAGGTCTGGGTAGTCTGTCAGTAGCCAATTCGTGTCTGAGTCGCCCGACAGCGGAGTGATGTTCGCATAGTAAGTCATCTCCAAAGAATACTCGTTGTCTGGAGTTGGGCAAAACTCAAACTGACCGCCGACGACTGAAAAGTAAAGAGGTTTGCCCGCGCTCGTGATCTCGTCTCTACGGATCTGTGCCATCTCTTGCTGAGTCACGAACTGTAACGGTGTCACCGGAGTTCCCGTAACAATCACCAAGTCCTTCGCCTCAAGAAAGTCGGCAGGCACTGCGCTGAATCGTGCGTCTATCACGGCTTCTGCGCGGGCAACCATTTGACGGATACGCAGAATACGATTGAACTCTGCCTCCGCGAAATCGATAAACGTGGGAATCACTGATGTTAAATCTGACCGGTTCAGGAAGTCGCCAACCGCGCTCTTCAGTTCACCGTAGTTCGTAATCGCCATTAGACTTTACCTTTGCGAGTCCTGAACAATTCGTTGTCTGGGTCGTTAAGCCACTTTTTCATTGCGGCTTGGTCATCCAGAATACCTTTCTGCTTCAGGTCATAGTATACAGTCAAAGGAATCGAAGCGACACGACTCATCTCTCCCCACTTATCGCCCTTCTCGAAAGAACTGCGATTCGCTTGGTTCTGCTTCAGGATTTCGCTGACATCCTGATCGCTTTCAATCGTGACAGTCCCATCCTGATTGTCATGCCAATATTTAGTGATCCCAGTCATCGGATCGTGGCTGAATACTTTTTTGTTTCCCATGCAACACCTCTAGTTAAAAAGAAGGGGCCGAAGCCCCCTCTTAGGTTGACTAAACTTATGCAGTAACGTCGATATCTGCAATCACGCCGTGAGCGGCTTCGTTGCTGATTTCCAGGCCGTACTCACACTGGAGTAACTTGGACTCAGAGTCACCGACTCGGCTGAGATCGATAACCTCGAAATCACGCAAGTAGTTCACTGACGCGTACTCAGGATCGAGAACGAACGCAGAACGATCACGTTGGAATCGGTTAGGTACAACCTGAATCGAACCAAAGTCAGACACATACACATCAGCCGCGCCGATGATTGTTGTTGGGCCGTCGTTTGGAGCCATGTAACGCTGTGCCGCGATACCTGCGAAGGTTGATGCCTTCTGCTTCTGAGTTGGACCTACCATCAAGATTGAGGGATCCCCCCCTTCGGTCCACACGCTAGAAATGACGTCCTTCAGGAGCGTCTCTGTGAACTCGCGAAGTGCGTCGTTAGAAGCATCTGTCGCCGCCGCATTTGGAAAACCAGAAGTTGTGCCAGACAACGTTGGGTTTGCACCGTCAGTTGTACCGCCTGAACCACGGTTAGTGTTAGTGCGGAGCCACGCTTCCAAAGATGCAGTTGTACGCGCAGTTGACGCATCGCCTGCAACAGCCGCTTGGTTGCGAGTCAGAATCGCTTCCATATCGCGCTTTAGCTCGGAGCTTGCTTTTGCGAGGAGGTAGCTCAATTCAGAGTTGCGACCTGCCTTGTTGACGACTTCTTCTGTGCCGCTCACCGAGATTACTTTTCGGCTTATTTGAGAGTAGTTCTGCATACGCTTAGTTGCAGTTGCAGAAGCGTCAGATGCAGATGCGCTAGCACCTTCGATTACAGCGTTAGTTGTATCGACTGAAGCCAATGAATCTGTTTGGAACTCAAACAATGTGTTCGCAACAGACTTACGTCCAACGTTGGAGATGAACGGAGTTTCTTCTGGCGAGATGTTGTCATTCTCTGTTACCGCCGTGGCTCTTTATCCTCGGCTTCTGCATCTTTCAATGCAGATCAGACTATATCATCACACTCTCGTGTGTCGGGCGCTCGTGTCAGCTTCATCACTGGTCTAGCGGTATGCTGTTAGTCGTTGATCCTTCACCTTGTCCCCAAGGTGCTTGGAGGCCGATTGCCCAATCCTCAATCTTTTTAAACCTTCGCGCTTACCGTTGCCAGTTACGCTGTGGTGCTTGAGGCTCTAAGGGGTTTCCGGCAATTCACCCGATTTTAATGTGATCCAAACGTCTAGATCACGTCAGCCAGTTCTTCGCGGATACCAACCGCATCATAGGTAGTAAAAGTTGCCATGAGTTAAATCTCCTAACCTAGCAAATGTTTAAATGCATTAGCCGCATCTGCGACTTTGCCTGATTTCGCGAGTCGTTGTTGCGATTTACGATAGGCATCTCGTCCTTTAGGCGTCGTGGTTGCGGCTCCGGCTTTCGCGACAGGCGTTGCCTGCTTCTTAGCCTTTGGTTTACCGCCCTGAAGCTCATCGAACTTCATCGCCTTGTATAACGTCGAAACAGCACGGTGATCGTAGAACTGCGCGATCTCCTGATCGGTGAATCCGATCCTCTTGGCATAGTCGGCCACTTTCGCCTTCTCTGCCTTCGCGACTTTCTCATCACGCCACTGTGGAAGAACCTCGGTTAATCTGCCTCGTTCTTGCTCAACAAACTGAGAGACAACTCTCTGCTTGTCCGCCTCCTGCGCTTGGAGCAACCGTTGTTTCTCCTCAACAAGTGCGCGTTTCCGCTCTTGTTTCTCGCGCCACACTTCACGCTGGATGAGCCACTGTTGTGGGTCTTGCTGATATAGCAAATCCCAGTTCGGCTCTTGCTCTTGATCCTGAACATCCATCTGCTCAAGAACCTGCGTTAGTTGTGCGCGTTCATGCCGAATCTGCTCAAGCTCTGTTTCCAGTCCCTTTCGCTGATCGGCTAATGCCATCGTTTTACGCGTGTAGTCCTGAGTTCGCGAATACCCGCTCAACAATTCATCGATCGTTACCTCGACTTCTTCACCATCTACTCGAACGGTGTAAGTCTGGCTACTCCCTTCTTCGTCTGCTTCGTTCGTTTCCTCCGAACCGGTTTCGGGGTCATATTCCGAGTCCTCGCTAAATTCCTCGGTCGACGTATCCTCTACCTCAACGTCCTCTGCACTTGCTTCGGACTCTTCTACCACTTCTGATTCAACGGCTTCTGGGGTTACCTCTTTAGGCTCCATCAACCCACCGAATACACTAGCGGCTTGTTTAACTGAAAGTGGTCCAGTTTCTTGGGTGTCACTCATGGTTACATTATCCCTTATCTACGGTTTAGTTTGTCAAGGTGTTGTTTAGCTAACTTTCCCTTGTCCATAACGCTAACAAGCTGTGCTTCCACTTCTTCTAGCATCCTGATCGCCATATACGCCTTTTCGCGTTTGGCCGATTCATCTTCCGCCGTATTGATAAGAGACTCGACGTACCTGTTACGGACAGTAACAAGTGCGTCTTTGTATGTCTCGTTCTCGACGACGGATCGAGCTTTCTCTCCAAGCTCAATGTCCCGTCTTGTAAAGATCATTACTCACCTCGTGGTGTGTTATTCATCATCTGTCTTAATGTGGCTCCGCGCTCGCGGATATTCAACTTCTCTCGCTCAACCTCTGCTTTCAACTGAGCAATGTCGATCTGAGTACCGTACTTCGCCTGAAGCTCCAATGCTTCCATCGAAATCTTCGCATCCAGTTCATCGCGCTTGCGCTCATCTTCCATGAACATCTTCTCGCGATCCAAGTTCATCGCCGCAATCCGTGCTTGCGTTTCGGCTTGTGTCTTCGCAATCTCAGCCTGCGCGAGTACCTCTTCAGGTCTTGGCTTCTTCGGCTTCTGCGATGCCTGCGCCATGATCTGCTGAGCCTGCGGGCCATTCGGATCAAGGAAGTAATTATCGACATCCTTAATGCCTGCCGTTTCGATAATCTTGCCGACAGTATTCCTGTACTGAGACAACGTAACAAGCGGATTATCCAAACCGAACTGCGAGATCACGTTTTCCTGACGCTGAGCAATAGACTCAAGTAGCATCATCTTCTGCTCATCGTCCACTCCGCCAAGCGCGACGTTCACTGTTACGTCGAAACCTGCTTGCCATGCGCGTGGGTCAACTGGCACGAACTCATTCCGCAAACGAACCATCTGCGGTTGGTCCTGATGCAAGATCGTCAGCTTCAGTAATCCCTTGAACAAGTCGGTCATGCCGGTTTCTGCGAAGATGCGAGCAATCAACTCTAGGTGCTGACGTGCCGCCGTGACAGTCGCCGCAACCGCTGTCTTCGTTGTTGACTGTAATGCGTCAGCATCCAATCCTGCCGCCGCACGGTTGATGCCGGTACGCGACTGCTTCACTTCGTCCATGTACGCCATCATCGGGAACGCTTGTTGTCCGACAAACGGCTGAGAGAACGACTGAACCATGTTTGGAGCGCGCATACGGATAATCCCACCGACTTCAGAGTTCAGCACGTCTTCCAAGTTCGCCTGACCTTCAACAACGGCCATGCGTGGGTGAATCGACTGCGCCAGTGAGTCTAACTGGTTGCGAAGGATGTGCGACTTGATATTCTGGATATCCATCGTGATGTCGGCTAACGACTGACCAAAGAACGTGTGTGGCTCTGGGTCTGGGCAGAACGCCGCAAATGGAATGTGATCGTATGGCTCATGACGCACAATCTCGTGAGCGTCTCCCATACAGCAAACCTTACGCAGTTCCGCGATACCGTCGCCATCATAATCCGCCTTCACATAGGCTTCGATGTAGAGAACGCGCTTGTTCGCATCATCCTTGGCGACGTAGTTCTTCAACGTCGCTACGGGGTTCCGGTTGTAGTATTCGCTGTTGGTGTCGAACTGGAAATCCTCGCCTGCGTGTTGGACAACCATGTCGAAGTCATAACCCATCGCGACTAGCTCGGATACGGTCGCCATCTTGCGGTGAGCGACGATCGTTGCGTCGTGGATTGACTTAGCCCGACGATCGATCAGGAACTCTTCAGGAGGCAACGCCTCGCACTTGATCTTTCCGTTCTTGGTACGGCGCTTTAGCTCAAGGTCGTATGACATTGGCTGATCCATGATCGCTTCTTGGATGATGTTGCCAATCTCATCCATGACCGGCGGTTGAACCATGACTGGCTCGCCGATCGGTGTTTCCTTCACGGCAGACGCCTCAACGTCTTCATCCTGAAGCAACATCATCATAGATTCGCGCGTCAGATCGGTGTAATTCTCGGTCGACACTTCAACGGATTCATCGTAGTAGAACTTGATGATCCCCGCCTTGCGGACCAACGCATCCTTGAACGCGTCGTATAAAATGCTGAAGCCACGGTTTTGTTGCATGAATACATGGTTGATGTAGTCGGTCGCTTGCTCGGCTTGAGCAACGTCCTCGGCTCCGTGTGGCACGAACTCAACGACTTTCTCACCGGACGTGAACACTTTCATCAATGACGGGAGGATCGACTGTACGGTATCGCGTACATCCATCGATACGACGGAAGAACGACCTTCCTCTTCATCGCCGAACGGTTCGCCTCGGTAATACTGGGAGGCGGAGTTGCGCTCTTGCGAGATCGTGTTGTCGATGTAGTCAATCGCGTCCTGCACTTCGGATGTGATGATGCCGTTGAACTCGTCATCGCTCATCTCGTTCGGTGCGTCGATCTCGATCCCCATGTCCGACAGCGACTTCATCGCCTCGTCGATTGGTGATCCGTTCATGTCGTCGTCTTTGTATTGATCCATATCTTTACCTTAAAGCGGTGAAAGTAATCCAGTTGCGGTCCGGATCGCATCTCGTCCGTACCCTTCATCCATATACCCGCCTTGAGTATACAACCTAACAAGTTCTTGGTCAGACAGTCGTGGCATACGGTATTCCGATCCAATCAATTCCGAAACCGCGTTCACGGTGTCTGGGCCAACAAAGTCTAGCGTACCAACGACAGCTTCATTCAACGCAGAACCGATCTCAGCCGGTACAGCCAATAACGGATTCAACTGTCCTTCAGGCGTTGCGGCTTCTGATGCAAGTAAGCCTCCAACCGCTCCGACTGGGGCGGGAGTCGCTAGTATATTAGGACTATCGACCTGATCTGGGTCAAATGCCGCTCTGTCGCGGTCGCGTATACTCTTTGGATCAAGTATCGCAACCTCGGTTACTCGACCTCTTCTATCGGTCATCTCTACCGTCGTGTACCCTTGAGAGCGCAGTATGTCGTTCGCCTCAACTTGGGCTTGTTGATAAGCAACCCTAGGGTCAACTCCTTGATCAAGTAGGCTCCGAGAAAGGGTTTCTACTAACTCCAGTCTTTGACGATTAGTCGCCGGTATGTTCTCCGCAACTAGGTTGTACTGGTTTTCCCCGAACGAAAGACCGTAGTCATCTAGCGGAGTCGCGTAAACAGCCGGACCCATACGTCCTGACTTGGAACTCTCAAACTCCAATATTCCTTCAACTGGTGATCGATGGATAAGGTTCCTGTCGATATCTTTACCCTGCTCACGCGCTCGGCTGATGCGTGAAGCTTCGTCCATTGGTAGTTCGCCGGACATGATCTTTTGCGCTGTTGATTCTGGGTAACCGGCTTCGACCAACTTCTTGACGGACGGTAGTACACCCGCCTCTGCCTGTGCCGCAGTCAGGATTCCTGCGCTGACAAGTGTTGCCTTTAGAGCTTTAGGTAGTGGCTTACCACGCTGAACGAAATCGATGTATGCGTTGATGTCGTCTGCCCGCTTTTGTGTTGCGATTTCGTAACTACCGGTATTATCTGGGCCGCGCTTGTTGAACGCGTCTATCTTTTGCTCTCGCGTTAATGGGTTTCCTCTTTTGTTACGTTCCATCGACAATATTCTATTAGCTTCTGGA